AATTCTAATAAACTTTCAAATTTATTGTTTGACATTTACACGTGCTCCTTTGTTTTACGTAAGATTTGTACTTATAAGTGTTTGTATTTACTGTAAAGGCGAGAAAACGGTGCTGAAAGGTGGTTTAATATGGCGTTTTTTGTTAAAAGCCAATGTATCTCTTGATGTTGTTGAAAAATCCACGTTTGGAGTTCTGGATCTTTTCCCAATCCGCAATCTCTTTCCACAATCTCTCACGCCAACCCCAGGCTTGTCCGCACTTGGAACAGACCACTACCTTGTCCATGTTGCCAAAACCAAACCTTATGCCCTCGTGTTCGATGCCTTTTGGTCCTGGGCCGTAGCAGGTGAATGCGTCATCCCATTTCTCTATGCCGCCATCCGTGCCATCGGTTCCGCCCTTGGATACGAAGTGCATTGTCTCGAAACTGATCCTGTGTATTGCCATTGTGGATATTTATTCGTGAAAAAAGCGATGCCAAAAATATTGACACCGCTTGATTCTGAGTTTCTAAGTCTAAGTAAGGCTTACGTGAAACAAGTAGCCAATGAACCATCTGATGAAAGTAATCCATCAACGAACCATTTGCTGTCTGAGATAGCAACACAGTTCACGTATGAACCAAGTTTACCACCTTTTGTTGTTCCGTCCATAACGATCTGGTGATCGTCTGCCGCCGGTTGGTCGAAACCAACTGTTGCAACACCCTCGTTCAACAACGTGATTGATCCAAGGTCAGTGAAGTCATTCGAGATCAACTGTCCTTGCATAGTATCAGCCGAAGTTGCACCTGAGATAGTGAACGCATTTGACGTGATTGTTGTTCCAACGTGGATCGAGTACTGTAATCCTGCCGCCGCCGCTGGTAGAGTTACTGTCATACCTGCCGCCGCGTTACCAGTGATTATTGATCCTGATTGTGCTACTGTAAGAGTAGTAGAAGCAGTGAATGCCGCTACGTTTCTTAGTGTGTTTAATACTAACGCAGTACCACCAGCCGTAGTTCCATCAGAGATAAAGAATTGATTACTAGAATCATCAAAGAATAAATCTCCGTCTCTACCTGTGTGTGAAGCTCTGGCTTGAGCGATAACTTTCGCAGTTATTTTTCTTGTTGCCATATTTTTTCTCCTTTATATGGGTTGAGACTGTTATAACGTAATTGTTACTTTCATACCTTTATACAGTGCAGTGAACATTTTTTGGAGATCCACTGGACCTTTATACATACCAGTCTGTACGGATATTTACCAAAAATATAGTGGATTTAACGTGTAAGATTAAACTTTTCGAGGAATTCGTCTGTGCTTGGATGATCTATTTTGCCTTTCCATGCGAGATCCTTGGGTTGGAACCATCCCGTGGGTATTACCCTGTGAAATTTAACCTCTGGATAATCCTGTAGGCATTTTTTAGTCTGATTCATCCAGTTGCCATAGAATGTTGCGTCGTCCTTGGAACGTTTGTAGTTACGTGTGTCCTTGAACATGTTGTTGAACATCTTCCTGGTGCCTTTATTGTCAACGGTGTGTCCCATGTAATCAAAACCCAAGATGTAAATCTCTTTGTGCCCGTGATCACACGCCATCCTTAATGCTGTTGGCCCAGAACTCCACCCTAAACTGGGTTTGAACCATCTGATGTGATTCAAAGCAACTGGATTTTTGTTGTATTGGCCATTGAAGTTTGACCATACTTGATTATTCTTGGGATAATCTGTTTCCACTATCTCGAGTACCATTTTTGGATCAACCGCTACCAGGTAATCTGGTGTCTCTGTCCTGTAGACTCCGTTACAGGCATACACCTTGCCGTGTTTCTTTAGGTCGTCTATACGGATTCCCTTCCGAGATTCACCATTCCCTAGTACGAAAGCCACTTCCGCCATGCTATAATGCTAGATCGTCTGTTCCTGCAGGCTGTCCATACATCTTTTGTGTGAACACTGCTTCTTCCTTCTGCTGTGCATCGTGTGCCTCTGATGCAAGTCTCAAAGAGTTGATATCTTTGAGTGATAATCTTGTTTTTCTCGTGTCGTTGTCGTCCAACACAGAGATATCGTTCTCAGGTTCGTATGTCTTGTCCTGTTCAAAACCGTCTGCTGTGTGTGTGAAAAATTCGTTCAGTTTCATAATCGTATTTAACCTTAGACCTGGCCTCCGCCGCCTGTTCCACCCGCCGCACTTCCTGGTGTGGCCCCTGGTGCTCCTGGTCCTGGCTGTCCTGGTTCTGGTGCTTCTGGGTCTGCTGTTGGTTCCTCGAACTGGTCTAGGTCACTTGAAATGCCCGACTGGGTTACGCCACCCGCTCTCAATTCGTTATTTTTAGTCTGTTTCTTCTGAGGTACGTTGTTTTCCTCTGCCCATAGTTCAGCATTCCTTGCCATCTCCTCTTCAGTAAGTCCAAGATATCTTTTCAGTGCAAATCTTTTACTCATGTAAGGCAGTTCTGCCACCTGTGTGAATGTTCCCACCCTGCTTTGGTCCATTTCTGTCTGTCTGTACTGTGCAAAGTTCTGTGGTGGATTCAGTTTAAGCTCAAACATTCCGTTATCAATGTTGTAACCTTTGGTTTTGATCCATAACTTGAACTCATCATCGAATGTTGCCGCCAACATTGATTGTAGTCTCGCACAATACTTGTTGAATCTTAATTCTTGTATGTAAGCTGTTCCAACTCTACCATCATTGTACTGTTGTCCACCATCTTCCGCACCTGTTGGTAGGTAAGAACTTGGAATCCTCAATCCTCTGAACAGTTTGTTTGTGAAAAATCTTAGATCATCAATCTCACCTAGGTTAGTACCACCCGGAAGTGTGTCTACTTTAGATCCTCTACCTTCTGCTGTCTGTGGGAAAAAGTAATCTTCGTTTATTGACATTGGGTTGTATGTTGCATCGATGTAATTTGCTCCACCTGACGCACTTGGTATCCTTCTTTGGTTGATCTCGTTCTTGACTCTCTCAACGAACTGCATGGCCAAGTGTGTTGGCATGTTACCCACGTCGATGTAGAACACTCTTCTCTCAGGTGCTCTCTGAACCCTGTAGATTATGATTGCGTCCTCTAGTAATTCTTTCTGTTTGTAGACCTTGAACACCTGTTCCAGCACTGACTGTCCGAATGGGAATAGGTTGTCCAGTCCATCTGACATACTCATGTGTATAACGTGTTCCGCATTGATGTTGTATGCGTTCATGGTCTTGTAGAATCTTCCACCAGCTCCACCACCACCGCCCATGTTTGCACCTGCGCCTTGGTTCATGTTGCTTTGTCCATATCCGCCACCTGCTCCTCCTCCACCAGTTCCTGCACCACCATAGGTCTGGTTCGGTGTTATCTGTGTCGCTGAAAGTCTCTGTAGGTTGGGGTTGATGTCTCTGATCACGTACTGCTCGGGTTTCTTGCCCTCTGATTCGTTCACAACGATCCTGTCAACTTTGGCGTTGTCTATGTACAACCATTTCATGGTCTCTGGATCCCTCACGAAGAAACAGTCTCCGTACTTGAGTGCGTTCCTGAATATCCTGAAGATCCTCTTCTGGAATTGGTTGGAATGGGTCCACTGTTGTAAGGCCTTCTTGAGAAGTTTCACCTCATGTTCCGTTGTCTCGTCCTTGAACACGAGATCGAAAGGTGTCTCGTTCTCTGTGTTCTGTTGTGTTGAGAATTCTGCCAGGATGTCCAGTGCCGCATTGATCTCCGAGTCTGAATCCATTTGGTCATATTGGAAGTATCTCTGTATCCTGTTGGGGTGTCCCGTGTAAACGTCTGGAAGATAAGAACTGTAGTTCCTCTTCGCAAAGTTGGGTACCTTCTCTCCACTAATAGGAGACATGTTTGCGTCTTTAAAATATTTTTTCCAAGCCATAGTAATATGTTACACTTTTTTGTTCATTTGAGCAACCTAAACCAGTCCCACTTGGTTACGATCTTTTCTGGCTGTTGTTTCAACCGCCTTCAAAGCCCTGCTTTCCACTGCTACAAGCGTATTTACGCCATTTACCATAGATGCTAAAGTCTTATTCGCAGTGCTCAACTCGGCCATCATGCCACTCATTTTGCTTTCCAGTGCTTCCGTGTTGAATGTGTCCTTCAAATCGCTATTTGCCGTCACAGTGCTGGATGTTCCTGCGGTGATCAATTCCGGTCCACGCTCACCTGTGAGGTAAGTCTTGCCTGCATCCATTCCACCCCCAAACTGTCTGCCTGGTGTGTTGGCATCAGATGCCAGCATTGCAGATATTCCACCAATTGCTCCACCCAGTATTCCACCTATCACTGTACCAATTCCTGGTGCTATTGCGGATCCAATACTTGCACCCGTAAGTGCGCCACCGCCCGCGGCCATGAGCCCTCCGATTGCTTTGCCACCTGTTGTTTCTGCCGAGGCCGCCAACCCAACTCC